TGAAGTCGAAACAGACTACAAGCGACAAGCCGAGCAGGGCGGTCGCGTTCAGCAACGCAGAGTGACGAAGTACAACAGACCGCCGAAAGTGCTTGACTTCATCACTCGTTGGCTCGGTCAGTCGCATCAATGGTGGTACGCTCTGCCGAAAGGCAAGCACGGCGCGACTTATCAGCAAGTGCAAGAACGCATCGAGCAGTATTGTCGCGATGTGAAGTTTGACGGCGCAGTCGTGGGTATCTACAACGCGAACATCATTGCTCGCGACTTGGGTCTGACAGAGAAAGTCGAGTTGAAGAAACGCGATGACGCGGAAGAAATGTCTCTTGACGAAATCAACGAAGAAATCGCGCGTCTCAACAAGTTGGAGAAAGAAAACGAATACGAAACAGCAACATCAGCGACATCATCATCAGCAGCCGGAGAAGCAGAAGACGAATCATCTGACGAATAACACAGCAGTACGCAATGAAACAATCGAGTGAAGACATACGCAAAAGATTGATGCGGTTGAAGCAAGAGAAATTGAAGCTCGAAGCTCCGACTACATTCTCGCGTTTTCTCGGTTACGCGAATCCGAAATATCAGCTCGAATGGTTTCACAAAGTCATCGCAGATTACTGTCAGATGTTGTACGAGGGAAAAATCAAGAATCTCATGGTCTTCATGCCGCCGCAGCACGGAAAGTCTGAAATCATCTCGCGTCAGTTCCCTGCATGGGTACTCGGCAAAGACCCCGACACGAAGATTGCAGGTTGCTCGTACTCGATAGACCTCGCATCGCAGTTCTCTCGTTCGATTCAACGCATCATCGACAGCAAAGAGTATCAAGCGATATTTCCCGACACATATCTCAACGGCTCGAACATCAGAACAGACGTGCGCGGTTACTTGCGAAACGTTGACATCTTCGAGACTGTCAATCATCATGGCTTTTACAAAGCTATCGGCGTGGGCGGCGGTCTGACCGGTACGCCGGTTGACATCGCAATCATAGACGACCCTGTAAAAGACGCGAACGAAGCGAACTCGCCGACATATCGACAGCGCGTGTGGGATTGGTACAACACAGTTCTCACGACACGTCTTCACAACAACTCGAAGCAGTTGTTCATCATGACACGTTGGCACGAAGACGACCTCGCAGGGCGCATCTTGAAAGCAGAACAGAACGAGTGGACTGTACTCGTCATTCCGGCTCTTTGTGAAGTCGAGCATGACGGCGGTCTCTCACAGCGTCACATCGGCGATGCTCTTTGGGAAGATAAGCACTCTCTCGCAAAGCTCTTGAAACAGAAAGCTCGTGCGCCGAGAGAGTTCAGTGCGTTGTATCAGCAGCACCCGACCATTGAGGGCGGTAATATCGTCAAACGTGATTGGTTTCCGAGAATCTCGCTCGCAGAGTTCAGAGCGATTCACTATGACGAGCCGATTCACTTCTATCTCGATACTGCATACGGAAAGAAGAAGCAGGGGCAGGACAACGACCCGAGCGGCATTCTCGCAGCTTGCAGAATCAAGAACTTCATCTATCTGTTGAACGCTCAAAGAGTGTGGAAAGAGATGCCCGACTTGTTGCGCTTCTTGCCCGAGTACATGAACACGCACGGCGGCACGAGCGAATCACGTTTGCTTGTCGAACCGAAAGCGTGCGGCGAGAGCGTCATTCAGATGCTCAAAGAAATATCAACGCTCAACGTCAAAGAGACACCGACACCGAAAGACAGCAAGGAAGTCAGATTGAGAGCCGTGTCGCCGCGTTGCGAGTGCGGTCGTGTCATTCTCGTTGACGGCTCTTGGGTTGAAGACTTTCTCGATGAGATTTGCGCGTTCCCGGCGGCACCGCATGATGAGTGTGTCGATATTCTCGGTTACGCGATAAATGACTTGTACGAAGAAGATGACGACATCGATTATGATAATATTCAAATTATATAAAACGAAGTAAGAATATGGTATTTTTCGACTTGATTCAAAACTATCTCAACGCGATTGTAGGACGCAATCAAGAGTTTGAGAAATTGCTGAAAGCGAAAGACATTTCAGCGATTAAAGACCAAATGCGTACTCGTGGCTCGTTCGCTCTTGCTGCACTCAAAGAGTACGATGTGAAGCAACACGAGGTAATGAAGCGTGAAGACAAAATCATTACCGACAAGAAAGGAAACTTCTTGCGCAAAGAATCGGCGTGGAAGCTCCCGATTCCGTATCAAGTGTATATCAACGAGATTGCGCTTGTCTTCATGTACGGACGACCGGTCAAGTGGTCGCAGCTCTCTGACGAGACTGACGAAGCGTTCGCAAAGTTTCAAGAAGTGCTTCGAAGAACTCGTTTTGACAGCAAGATTCGTCAGTGCAAGCGTCTCGCCGGCGCGGAGACAGAATCAGCGATGTTGTTCCGTGTCTTCAAAGACGAAGACGGAAAACCCGATGTTCAGATTCGCGTTCTCGCACGCTCAAAGGGCGATGAGATATACGTTCGTTGGGACATCTACGAGAACATCACTTCTATCGCTTGGGGATATTACGTCAAAGAAGAGAACGACAAAGCAGTCTATCACTTCGACATCTACACGAAAGACGTGATTTATCGATGCACGCAGAAGTCTCTCGGTTGGGACGTACAAGAAGAAGTGAATCTCATCGGCAAGATTCCTATCATCTTGTTTCAGCAGCAGACCGAGTGGCACGGTGTCGAGCATCTCATCAACCGAGAAGAACACATCGCATCGCGAACAGCAGACACGAACGACTATTTCGCTGACCCTATCGCGGTAATGAACGCCGATGTGATAAAGAATATGCCCGAGCGGAAAGAAGCCGCCAAAACGCTTGTAACGAACTCAAAAGACGGTATTTCGAACGCGATGAGTTACGTCACATGGGATTCAGCTCCGCAGTCGAAGAAAGACGAGCTTGAATGGCTGCAATCACAGATTCTCTCGAAGTCGTTCACGCCGAACATTACACTCGACACGTTGAAGTCTATCTCGCAGCTCTCGGCGAAAGCGTTGCGCACTGTCATGATGCTCGCAGTCATCAAAGCTGCAAAGCACAAAGAGACGCATGACGAGCTTCTCGACAGAACTGCATCGCTCATTATCGCAATCATCTCGAACGTTCTCGATGTGTCGCTCTCATCGCAGTGCGAGAATTTGAAAGTCGCTCACGAGTTCCAAGAGCCGTTCGGCGAAGACGTATCTGACGACTTGAAAGACATCATCACAGCTCTTGACGGCGGTATTCTCTCGACAGAGACCGGCATCGAGCTGAATCCGCTCGTGAAAGATGTGACACGAGAGATTCAGCGTCTCGATGAAGAATCGTCTGAACGACAGCGCAAGCAGCAAGACATCTTCGGTTCTGCATTCGACAACTCTGACGATGACGATGACGACAACACAGACGATGACGATGATGATGTTGACGAGCCGGACGACAAGAAAGGCAAGCAGCCACAGCCGAAGAACAAGAGAGATAAAAACAATCAGAAGCAATGAAATCTCTCATCTTTCAAAAGACGACACGCACGAGCAAGATTGAACGCACTGCAATCTTCTTGCTCGGCGTGTGCATCTTCATCAGTGAGCGAGACATCGAGCGTGACGAAGACGAGAAACAGAGACGAAGAATCGGTTTCGTTCAGTTCGCGAGTGTCGATGCGTCTGATGATGACGATGCAGACGAAGAAGATGACGAATAACAGAAACAGCGTATGTCACAAGTACCGCAACAAGACAAGAAGAAGATAACACTCGCACGAGTGAAGCGAACAGAAGCGTATGCAGAGCAAGTGCGCGTTCAGTTCGCAACGACAGTGAACGAGATTCTCGCACTGTACAAGACGATGCCGGAACTTGACGAGGGCGAAATGTACTCTTTTGACGGCGAGAACTTGAAGAAGCAGAAAGAAGTCGAACGTCTCTTGCGACAGCTTCACGCAGCAGCGACAGTTGCAATCGAACGCGGCATCAAGCTCGAATGGGCGGCAGCGAACGCAGATTGCGACAAGCTCTTCACGTCTTGTTTCGGGAAAGCAGTTCTCTCAACGCCGCAGTTCACAGCAGACGCAGCTCGTAACAACGCGGCGATGCAAGCGTTTCTCGCTCGCTCTGACAGAGGTCTCAATCTCTCGCAGCGCGTATGGAAGTCAGTCGAGCAGTTGCGCGATGAAATGGAAGTGTCGATGACAGTCGCAATCGGCGAGGGCGAAAGCGCGTCTTCAATGTCGCGCAAAGTGCGCAAGTATCTGAACGACCCCGATTTGTGTTTCAGACGCTTTCGATACAAAGCAGGTGAAGAGAAAATCTTCGATGATGAGGGAAACGAAATCGGTACGAAGCCGGTGTATGGTAAAAAATGGAAGAAGCGCGTTCGCAAAGCTGACGGCTCTGTTGGTTGGATTGACTACGACAAAGACAGCTACAAAGACGAGTGGACAGGACGCGGTTATTACAAATCATCAGCACAAAACGCGATGCGCGTTGCTCGTACTGAAACGAACATCGCGTATCGCAGAGCAGACAACGAACGTTGGCAGCAGCTCGATTTCGTTCTCGGTCAGCGCATCGAACTCTCGATGCAGCACCCGAAGAAAGACATTTGCGACAAGCTCGCCGGCGACTACCCGAAAGACTTCATCTTTGACGGTTGGCACCCACAGTGTTTTTGTTTCGTCACGCCCATTCTCATGGACGAGAGCGAGATGAAGAAAGCGACAGAAGCGTTCGCACGCGGTGAGACTTACACGCCGCGCGGAAAAGTCATTCGCGATTATCCCGAGGGTTTCAAGTCTTGGGTGCGCGACAACGCAGAGAACATCGCAGCAGCTCGCGAACGCGGCACAGAGCCGTACTTCATTCGCAACAACGCTCAAAAGATTGACGAGATAATCGACCCGAGCAAGAAGCAGCTCACAGCTCTCGAAAGAGCAGCTATCAGACACGAGAACAGAACACCGGAGCAAGAAGAAGCTATCAAGTTACGTTGGCAGCAGCGCAAAGAGAATCTCGCATCGCAGTCTAAAATCGAGAAAATCACAGACACAGCGAATCGAGTTCTTTCAGTCGTTGATTCTCGTTTCAGTGGTATCGATATTGATACAACGTTACTCAAAGAAGCTATCAAGAGCGGAAACGCAGATACTATCAATGCAGAAACTCGCGCACTCGCTCAACTTCTCTCAAAGAAACAGCAGCTCATCAAGAAGACTGCATCGAATGTCGTCAATGTTGCAAAGCAATACAAAGAACTCGCAGGTGAGCCGGACTTGTTCGCACTCACGACATTAACGAAGTCGAATGATGTGTCAGCTATCAACACACAGATGAAGCAACTTGCACAACGCATCGTTGCGATAAAACAGAAGCTGAACACATTCAACTCGCATTTGTACAACGTTGAACAGTGGGCGAAAGAGTTCACTGTTTCAGAGCTTGAAGCGGCTTGCAATGCGGTCAAGAGTATGTATCAGAAACACAGCAAAGAATCGCTCTCTAAATTAAAAGACACGCTCAAATTTGAGGCTAAATGGAAGCAAGACCACCCGAAATACTCGACTGATAAAGTTGTTAAGCAGGCATACGAGATGCGTGTGCAAGAGATTGAGGAAGAGCTTAAATGGCAAGACATCAAGCGTCAGCACAAAGATTATTTGCTGAAATACGCAACGACATTCCCAACGTTGACGCAAGAGCTTACAGATGCAATCACAGCAAAAGACTTGAACGCAGCAAGTTCGGCGTTGTCTCGTTTGCGTCAGTGGGATTCTATCATCACACAACGCTCTCAAATGGCGACTGCACTCGGCTCTCATCTCGATATGCTTAAAGAAGTCGATGCAGCAATCAAGAACAAGAACATTCTCGAAGCTGATAATGCGATAAAGAGACTTGCAGCATGGAAAGATATTCTCTTGAAGCGTGCGACAATAGCAACGAATCTCGGAGCAAGCAACAAAGCGTTACTTGATGACCTCGACAAAGCAATCAAGAACAACGACACGACAAATGCGAAAACAGCTCTTGACATTCTTGAACGTTGGAGCATTGTACTCAAAACGCTGAACAAAGCAAAGACAGAGAAGCAAACTGACGAGCTTAAAAAGCTCATCAAAAAGCTCGAAACGCAGATTCAGAAGAAGAACATTGATGATGCAGAGAAGACAGCAGCAGAGATTAAAAAGCTCACAATGTCAGACCTCGAACGTTATTGCGAGAAGCATTACACAGAGAAGTTCACTGTTCATTCTCAAAAGACGTATGATGAAGTTATGACAAACATGGGCAAAGTCTCGCAACCGGTTTGGCAAGCAGCGACACGCGAACAAAAACAAGCGTTTGTTGATTATTGTGGAAGTTACAGCGAGCAAATGTTAACTGACATCGCGAATGGAGTTCAGAACGACAGAGTTGACAGAATCGATGTTGTTATGAATCAAATTAAATATCCGCATGACATCGTTCTTCGAAGCGGACAAAATTTCTGTATGGCTGAATATATTTTCAGCAAAGAGTTCAGAAATCTTCTTGAAAACGATATGATTGATGAACTCAATGCGAAATTCGCCGGTACAATCGGAAAGAACGTTGCTTATATGTCAACGTCATTCAATAAGAACGGCGGATTCTCGAAACAATTCGAGTTCCATTTGTTCTGTCCGCAGGGAACATCAATGATGAACGTTTATGTGCTTTCTCCTTACGGAGGTCATGAGGGTGTTAATTGGGACGGCTTTTCATATCCGAAGAATTGGAGGTCGAACGGAGAAACAGAAATCTTCTTGGGAAGAGGTCTTCTGTACAAGTTCGTGAAAGCTGAACTCGGCACCGGTATGGGCGGCACGAATCGAGTATATGTTCAGATTGTCGGAACAATATAAAAACAGAGAAGCGGACTGCAATCGTTGTAGTCCGCTTCTTGTCAATAGTTGAAGTATTTGTCATAATACGGAGAAGCATCGCCGCCGAATGGCACAGATGCAAAAACATCAATCTTGTTGCGAATGTAGTCTTTGATGTACTCTTCTGCATCATCGATGTTGTCGAATTTCAGAGCATCGTGTATCGCAGCGAACTCAACTCGCCACATCTCGAACTTGAACTCATCGTCAGCTTTGTCAAACGGATTGTCTTCAATCGACAATTCGCCTTTGTAAAGACGACAGAACTTGATTAAATCTTTCTTTGTTGCCATATCGAATAGAATTTATTGATTACTTCAATCATCTCGCTCGGAAGATACGACAGAGCGCATCGAACGAGTTCATCATCAATGCCGAATCGAGATTCAGCGATTGAGCCGACTATTGCGCCGACAGTATCAGAATCGCCGCCATACGCGACTGCACATCTGACAGCATCAACGAAGCTCGAACTCTCTCTGATGATTGAGAACGCAAGCGGAACGCAGCCTTGACACGTCTCGTCAAAGACACCGCAGCTCGGAATGTTGCTCTCCCAATCGCAGCCGTAAAACTGTTGCATCAGACGCTCGCAATGCTGCACTGCATCGCTCTCGTTGAAGATTGCGAACGAGTGAATCATCAGAGCAGTGACAACGGCACCGATGATGCCCTCGGGGTGATTGTGCGTGACACTTGCGCATCGCATCGCTTCACGAATGATGTTGCTCTCGTTGTAACTCTTGACAGCACTCAACGCGAGAGCGACCGGTGAGATGCGCATCGCTGCACCGTTCCCGAATGAGTTGTACGGTTGCGGTGACGCAGAGTGAAGCCATGTGTTGAATGATGTTCCGTATGCTCCCATTGGTGACGGATAACGTCTGCCCCAATCGAGCAATGCGCTCTTGTAGTCGATTGACTTCTCTTGCTCGCTTTTGAGTATCGCGTCAGCGACAGCGACAGTGCAAATCGTGTCGTCTGTAAAGCTGCACTCACTCGTGAACAGCTCGAAGTCGTAACTTGATGTATTGCGGAACTCGAATCGAGAACCGACAATATCGCCGATGATTGCTCCTAACATGATGATTTCTCTTGTTTCTTTCGTTGAATGACATCGATTTTGATAACACACTTGCGATTCTCGTACACATCAGCGCACTTGCGCGATTTGAGCGATGTGTACTTCACGCCGACCACATCTTCGGGAATGCAGTCGTATATTGCTTTCAGAGAGCCGAAGTAAAAGTCTTGCTTCTCGTTGTACGGCTCTTTGAGATGCAGGTGAACAATTTTGTTACTTTCCATAATCAGTTGCGTTGAATGTTTCTGCAAAGATACGGAAAAAAGCTCGTTTCCGCTCGATTTCTCGCGGTTTTCTCTTCGAGATGAAGAAGTTATCGTCTCAACATCGAGAAATCGAGCGGCGAGCTTTATTTCGCGTCTTGCACTTTGTAATACTCTTTCAGATACTCTCGAAGTGCTTCTTTGAACAAATCTGCATCGACTTCTGTTTGCAGCTCGATGAGAGCTTGCGTGTCGTTTAAGTCAGAGACGTATGACTTGACGTTGTGAATGCACTCGACCGACAAGTCGTCTTGATTATCCAAGACTTTCGTTATGTCGTCAGAGAGCAGCACTTCATCGCTTCTCGTGTAATTCGGGTGATAACGCTCGATGAACTCCCAATAATTGAAGTTCTGTTCTTCTTGTTGTTGCTGATTCGTGTTGTTCATATCGCTTTGAGTTTTTCGTTGATACGTTGCTTGTCTTCATCTCGCAGTTGCTCGCAGATTGCAACACGAAGATGATGCTTGTTGATGAGTGTCGTAAGAACAGTGTCAAGCTCGGTGTACTTGAATCGCGCCGGCACGTCTTCGAGTGTCATGTTCGTGTTCATCACGACATAATGACTATCGTCTTCACGCAGAAGAATCACGATGTTCTTCTGATACTTCTCGATGAGTTCGATGATGCTCATATTCATATTTACTTTTGTGTGCGCGTGCGTGTGTGAGTGTCGCTTCTTACAGCTTCACACTCACACACAGCGCACGAGATTCGACTTATTGAAGATTGAATTGCTCGTCTAAGAATGAAACGAACGCTCTGTTTTGCGGCATGATTTGCGGAATATCCATCGCGTCAGCTTTGTACAAGTCGGTTGCAGAGTTGTACAAGTCCCAAGCAGAGATGCGACCGCCATTGTTGCAGTGCTTCAACATCAGCGATTCAGTGAATTGCGAGATTTGAGCTTGATTCAACGGATATACGCGATTCTCGCGAATCTCCTTGATTGACGTGTCGCACTTCACGCGA